CTTCTGGTTCAGGTGAAAGTTTTCTTAAACTTTCTTTTACTGTTTGATATGAATAAGGAGATACATCTGGTTTACCGCTTGCACTAGAAAGGATTCTTCCAATGTTCCAACTTGTATCAAGTTGAGCAGTAGCGGTTGTATCGCTATATGATTTTTCTTTACCTGCCACAATAACCTCCTTGAATGTGACTAGTTAAGCAACTATCCAGCTCTTAGGCTTTTTCTTTGGCACATACCAAGATTTAGTATTTTCATCCCTTTCAATATTAGGTGGAAAAGCATGAAGTTGAGAATAGTATAGAGTTTCTATAGTATCATCGTGTGCCATTCTCGGTCCGAATGTAATAATTTCGTTTATTAAATCAAACATATTATCTCGCACATAAATTGTACCCATGCTAAACCTACCAGATAGACCAGAATAAACTCTGTTCATCTTGTTTGTTCCCCCAGGTTTCTCTGGAATAACAGCAATATCGAACTTATTAAGTCTTCGTCTTTCCTCGTTTAATGCTTGAAATACACTTCTGTTCATAGCCACATCTTCAACAGTACTTGATGTCGCATGATACTTTTGGTGCATATCCATTATGTAATCTACAACTCCTTTCTTACCAGTGGTCTCACCCTCTAATGTCTTTTGACCTATCGTTGGTATAGAACGATGTCTTTCGTATTCTAATACATAGAGATTATTTTCTTTGTCAATGGCGATAGCCATGATAACAGAAAAGTCAGACTCTTTAGTATTAATATCAGTAGCAGGGTCACAGCCAATAAAGGTATTGACTGGAACTTGTTCGCCACCGATAACAATGTAGTTTTGATTTGTGTCTGTGCTATATTCATAATATCCCTTCCAATGTTTTATATGATGTCTTGTCCACAAAGCGTCTTCAAGACTCTGAACTTCCATCATGTACTCTTGATAGAATTTTGAAGGTTGCCCAGAATCTTGGTAGAACTTCTTTTTTTCTTCCAGTTTTGAAGTTGGAAACCATCCTTCCCATAGCGGAGAACCATTGGGTAAAACAGCTTTATAAGTGATTAGTTTCCACGCAAAGTCTTCATTATTCCCTTTAGCCCTCTCATGGTTGATAAGAAGATTGTTGATAAAAGAATCATAATGGACAGGAGTACCGTTAACACGAAGACGACCAGTATGAGGCTCAATTGCAGGATAAACGACAGCAGTAACGAGATTCGCATTTTTATCCCGCGCATCTCTTGTGATTGTGTTTGCTTCGTGTTCGAAGTCGTCAAGAACGATAAGGTCGTACCTCTTGTGGAGTTTCGCTCCTCCTCTGATTCCTGCGACGTTGCTTTTTGAAATAAGTTTGCATCCATTAGATAATTCTACGTCCTCCTCTGTCCATTTAGAACCTTTTAGTTTACCAAAATAGTATGTGAACCTATCATTGAACTCAAGATGATGTTTGATATAGTCCATATTACCAACAGAAAGTTTTTGGGTAGCAGACACCCAAGCATAGAAAAGCATATCATCTTTAGGGCAGAATACAAAATCCTTTAAGATAGATGCCTTTGTTAGTACTGTCTTTCCATGACCCCTAGGAAGGATGATAGCCAATTGCTTACAATCCTTATCGTCAATAGAGTCAGCAACCTCATAGTGAAAGAAGGGAGTTTCACTTCTCATGAAGTCATCTGGTAGAAAGAGCTTACCAAATGAGATAAGGTCTTTATACGCTAATACTAACGCTTCTTCAGCTTTGTTTATGTTCTGGCTGTTTATATTTGCCATCTAAATACTCTTGAAATTTTTCTTCTAATTCTTCCATTTTAAGAAAATCAACAAATGCTTTTTCAACAACATTAACTCTTTCTAGCATTTGAAACATAGACATCTCATAAGTACTCATACGCTTCATGAGGTCTCTTAAAGTAGGCTTATTTCTTTTCTTCTTCAACTAATCCTCCTATTGCCCAGCTCATCATTTTGCAATACTCCTCAGCATCTTTTAAATCTCTTGCCCAAAACTTATATCCATTAGCAGACGTAAATCTTTTATAATCATGTCTTATGTGGTATGGTCTACTCTTTTTCTTCATTAAATGCTCTTACGAACCTTATGTTGTCATCAATAACGAAGTAAGATACTCCTGTTACTGATGTACTATTCTTCCTCAATGGAAGATATTTCACCATTATTTGAACTTTCATTTAATATTCTCCTATTTGCTCCCTCTAATTGCTCTGGTGAAAAACCTTGAAACATACCAATCACACCAACTTCTTTCTGTTTCATTGTCATTCCAGTTGTTCCTATTATCTTGCCAATCTCCTTAGTTGACTGAAGGATGATATTATCATCTTCACTAAAGTCAGCAAGGTTTTTGAGTTTTCGTAGCACATATTCGTGGTCTAGACCATTCTCTTTTGCTACATCCATTACTCCTTTTTCTATTTCTTTCACTATACGCTCCTGCTTTAAAAGTACTACAGCTCTCTTTTTGGCTGTTTTATCGTTATCTTCATTGAAAGCATCCATGTAAGCTTTGACTGGACCGTGACCAGCAACAACGCTGGTGGTAAACAGTTTCTCTTTCTTTGTAGGATTCTTTCTTGTTTTTATATTACTCTTTTTTCCAATGGTCTTTGAGAATGTATATCTATTTTTATGTGAATCAAAGTCTGTATCCATCTTTGTTTTCTCATTTATCAAGAATGTACCAACAATCGTTCTACACCATCCTTTTGAATGTTTATAATTTTTTCTGTCATTAGGGTGGGTTATTCCTCCTACTTTCAATAACTGTACAACTCCTCCATCATCAGCCTCTACCCAGTCTCCTTCTTTAGCATCTTTCCAGTATTTGACATATATCGAATCTCCAACTTCCATCTTGTATTCATCCATACTTTCATACACATAATGCTTTTTACCTCTTATCGTCTTATACTGCAATACTCTTCCTTAGTTTTTTATTCGCTTTCTCTAGTAACTCTAGTTGTATAACAAGACCATCTATTAATTCTAATACTTCTTGCTCTGCTTTGTATATCTTGCCATCTATCTCTATCTCTTCTAACTGTGCTTTATTATGTATAGATAACTCTTCAAGTACTTTTTCTTGCAATTCTAATGGTAGTAATTCTAAGAATTTTAATGAGTGTGCCATATTATCCTTGACATCGTATTGTTTAGCATATATTTTTATATTATATATATATATATATATTATATATACTATGTATATCCATTTTTCTTTCTTTGGTACTTTCTTTCTTTTTGCAATCCGAACAAAGTATCTTAAACCCAGATTCCCAAGCAATAGGCTTGTCGCAATCAACACAATGAATAGGCATTGGCATACCCCTAAAATAATGCTATGCCCAGGTGTTTCCAAATAAAATATCACAAAATGTTGTATGGTATATAACTCGACCCCTATACCCTAAAAGTAGTTTTTCTAAAAATCAAATGGAGTTAAAAATGAAAAATCCTCAACTAATTACTGTGTTCCTTCCTTCTGAGTTCCGTGGTGTAGCAATCGACTCAGCCTACCAACTTAACCTTGTTGAAAAAGGCGACACAGTTGAAGTGTACTTTTGGAAGCCATCTGTACAAGAGAATGGTAAGCATTTCTTGAACGTATCCAAGAACAATAAACAAGCATTCATTGAGGCTTGCGAGGGTTAAACCTCGTAGCGAGCAAGCATAGGAGCAAATGGGGAGTTAAGTAATACTGTTATTAGCAGGGCGAGACCTATAATCGAGCCAATCTACTCCCCTTACACTCCTTCTACTATAACTATACAATTTCATACAACGTGGGCAACCACATATATTTGTACAATACAAACAATTAAACTGTCTATGCTATGGTTTCTCCTAGGACGAGATATAACCAAATTAGCCAACGCTATACCATAGGGTAGATAAAATAGGGAAATAGGATATGTCTAAAAAAGATAAAGATGATATTTTGTTGAGCCGTAAGTGTTGGTATGAAAAAGATGAAAAAAACTGGACTGAATTAGATAGACTTGAAGAATATGTAGACTCAAAAGAATGGGATGAACTTCCACAATGGAAAAAAGATATATTCAAACTTCAAACAAAACCAAAACAATTAAACAAAAAAAAATAGGGAGATAATCATGGGTATATTCAAATCAATAGACAACTTTATAATAGCAACTGCTGAGAAAATGATAGATATACTTGATTCAAATATATTTGCTGCTATTATTGTAACACTTGCAATATTTGGAATAACATTTCAATTAATAAGACATATGTTTTAAAATGGCTCAAAATGCCTTTATTTAATAATAAATAAACAATAGGGAGATAAAAATGATACAACTAACATTAGACTTGAATTATTACACACCCATATGCAATTGTGAAGGATGCTTTAGAGATTCTACACATACAACATTACTCGGCAGGGAGTCATTCGATACTTGTGAATATCACTATCACGAACTTATGATGATAGATGATTGGGATACAGAGAAAGTGGATGCTCAAATTATGATGACACCACTAGCAAAAGCATTAGAATATCGCGAAGAGATACTCCAATATAATAAATAATAATAGGTATCTCCCTATACCATAGGTTGGTGAAAGCATTATCAGGTCTTGAAAAAGATATAATGTTAGTAGCCAACCTTCTATCATTTAGCCTGCCCATATCTCCTGCGACTTAAAGTCTTGGAAAAGGTAAGAATTAGTCTAGACTCACTTTAAGCGTATACAGTTAAGATTAAATGGGTAGGCTAACTTTAATTGCAG